ATATGCTGCTGCTAGATTATTATTGTACGGAATTTACAAACAGGTTTTTGGGCAATATGATGCTATGCCATTTGTTGAAATTATACGTAGAAATATTTCTATAGGTGTGTATGATTCGGCGTTTTTAGATTATTATTCTATGGAAGAGCTTGAGAGACTCGACCAATATATAAACCATAAACGTGATGAGAATTTTACTTATGCAGGACTTAGACAAGTTGCGGACAAATATTTGTGTCAAGATAGATCTAGTACTGCTTTGTTCGAAACACCGCAATTTATGTATATGATGATCGCAGCAACGCTTTTTGCGAATTATCCAAAAGAAACTAGATTACATTTTGTTAAAAAATATTATGATGCAATTAGTTTATTTAAAATTAACATTCCAACACCAGTAATGGCAGGTGTACGTACTCCGGTTAGACAATTTGCAAGTTGTGTTTTAGTAGATACTGACGATACTCTTGATAGTATATTTTCTTCTGATATGGCCATTGGAAAATATATTGCACAAAGAGCAGGCATAGGTATAAATGCTGGACGAATAAGAGGAGTAAACAGTAAAATTCGAGGCGGCGAGGTAGCTCATACTGGTGTGGTTCCTTTTCTAAAAAAGTTTGAAGCTACCGTAAGATGTTGTACACAAAATGGTGTTCGAGGAGGAAGTGCAACAGTTCATTTCCCATTGTGGCATCAAGAAATAGAAGACATCCTGGTTTTAAAAAATAACAAGGGCACGGAAGATAACAGGGTTAGAAAACTAGATTATTCTATACAATTAAATAAAACCATGTATGAAAGATTACTAGCTGGGGAATCAATCACTTTGTTTTCTCCACATGATGTTCCAGATCTTTATGAAGCATATTTTACAGACACAGATAGATTTAAAGATCTTTATGAGAAATATGAAAGAGCAACAAGCATTAAAAAGAAAAAAATTGATGCAATGGAATTATTCAGTTCGTTAATAAAAGAAAGAGCCGAAACTGGTAGAATTTATATAATGAATGTCGATCATTGCAACACGCACAGTAGTTTTAATGATACGGTATACATGTCAAACTTGTGTCAAGAAATTACCCTGCCAACTAAACCATTACAACATATCGATGATAGTCAAGGAGAAATTGCATTATGTATTCTTAGTGCTATCAATATAGGTATAATCAAAGAAAAGGAAGATCTAGAAGAATTATGCGATCTTTCAGTAAGAGCATTAGAAGAAATTATCGATTATCAGAAATATCCTGTAGTGGCAGCTGAAATTGGAACAAAAGCACGTCGATCACTTGGTATTGGATATATTGGACTGGCACATTACCTAGCAAAAAATAAAGTAACCTATAGCGATCCACATGCTGCTGTTTTGGTACATGATTTAACTGAGGCATTCCAATACTATCTTTTGAAAGCGAGCAATAGGCTAGCACAAGAAAAAGGTGTGTGCGATGGTTACAAGAAAACAAAATATGCAAAAGGAATACTGCCAATTGATACATATAAAAATGATGTAGATACTATTGTTCCAAATCAACTAAAAATGGACTGGGACGATTTACGCAAACAAATAGAAATCTGGGGATTACGACATAGTACATTATCAGCACAAATGCCTAGCGAAAGCAGCTCTGTGGTTTCAAATGCAACAAATGGTATTGAACCTCCAAGAGGGTTTTTATCAGTTAAGAAAAGTAAAAAAGGACCATTAAAACAAATAGTTCCGCAGTATCAAAGTTTAAAAGCATATTACACATTACTGTGGGATATGCCAGACAACCAAGGATATATAAATATCGTAGCAGTGATGCAAAAATTCTTTGATCAGGCAATCAGTGGAAATTGGAGTTACAATCCTACACATTATCCTAATAACGAAGTACCAATGAGCGTTATGATCAAAGATTTAATTACAACCTACAAGCTCGGATGGAAAACAAGTTATTATCAGAATACATATGATTTTAAAATTGATCCAAATGATGTTGAAGAGAAAGAAGAAGAACAACTAATTGCTCCAAAGTTAGAAATCCCTGGCGAGGAGTGTGAGGCATGTGCAATTTGAAAGGAAAAAATGAAAACTGTTTTTAATAGAGATAAGATCGATTTTAGTAAACAACATATGTTTTTTGGTGCTGACCAAAACGTGCAGAGATACGACACTTTTAAATTTCCGCAGTTTGATAAATTAAATCAGACAATGCTTGGTTATTTTTGGAGACCTGAAGAAGTAAGCCTACAAAAAGACAGGGCCGACTATTTGAATTTTCGACCTGAACAAAAGCATATTTTTACAGCCAACTTAAAATACCAAACGCTATTAGACAGTGTGCAAGGACGAGGTCCCTGTCTAGCTTTTTTGCCGCATGTTTCTCTTCCAGAGCTAGAGGGGTGCATTGTTACTTGGGATTTTTTTGAAACTATCCATAGTCGATCATATACTCACATAATGAAAAATGTTTATTCTAACCCCTCTGAAGTATTTGATACTATTCTAGAAGATGATATGATTACTGTTCGTGCCGAAAGTGTGACTAAACATTATGACGAATTCTATCGTTTAGGACAACATTGGATACACGACAAAGCAATTGATCAAAAACTACTCAAGAAAAAGTTGTTCCTTGCAATGATGACGGTAAATATCCTTGAAGGGCTGCGATTTTATGTTTCTTTTGCATGCACATTTGGATTCGGCGAACTAAAATTAATGGAAGGGTCTGCAAAGATTATTAGCTTAATAGCAAGAGACGAAGCACAACATCTAGCCATTAGCACCCATATTTTAAAGTTATGGCTCCAAGGAAAAGATGATCCTGACATGAAAATGATTGCAGACGATTGTACAGAAGAAGTTTATTCCTTGTGGAAAAAATGTGTAGAAGAAGAGAAACTATGGGCAGATTACTTATTTAGAGATGGTTCAATGATAGGATTGAATAGTAGTTTACTACATCAATATGTAGAATACATTGCGAACCGTAGACTAAAGGCGTTAGGTTACGAAACAATTTTTAACCAACCTGTAAACACAAATCCTTTGCCATGGACTACCCATTGGTTATCAAGCTCTGGGTTACAGGTTGCTCCACAAGAGACTGAAGTGGAATCATATATAATTGGTGGTATAAAACAAGATGTTAACAAAGATGTATTAAAAGGATTTTCATTATGATAGAAATTTATGGAAAAAGTTCTTGCCCTAAATGTTATCAAGCAAAAGCGTTTTGTGAAGCTAGGAACTTAGAATACACGTACAAACAATTAGACAAAGATTTCAGCCGAGAAGAAATTTTTGAATGGTTTCCAGGAGCAAAAACTTTTCCACAAATTACCATTGATGGTAAAAGTGTAGGCGGATGTGATCAAATGATCACCTACATAGAAACGATGAATTATAAAAACATTATGCATTAAGGATAAAATGTTAATAGAAGCACCATATACAACAGGCGATGTTGTCTCAATTAGACTTGCGTCTGGAGAAGAAATTGTAGGAAAATTATTAGATGATAACGACAAAACAATTAAATTAAAACAACCACTGTCGGCAATAATGTCTGAAAAAGGATTAGCAATGTTACCTTTTATGTTAACTGTAAATCCAGAAGCTGATATAGTGGTTAGTAAAAATCAAATTATGATTACTGCAAAGAGTATAAAAGAAGTAGCAGATCATTATTTACAATCAACAACAGGTATAACATTAGGAGTATAGAAATGACTTTACATGAACAAATTGTACATGCCTATACAGCGTATATGGCAGAAGCAGCTACTTTTGATAACAAAGGAGTAAAAGCAGCAGCAGCGAGGGCTAGGAAAGCACTTGGAGATCTTGGAAAACTAACCAAGGATAGACGTAAAGAAATTCAAGATAAGAAAAATGCGATGTAAAAGGATAAAATGGCGCAAAAAACAATAACAAAAAAGACAAGATTCCGTAAAAGGACGAGTATAGGAAACAGCGGATATAGCCGTCCTAAGAACAGTTCCAAAAAACGTAGTTGGAAAAAATATCGCGGACAAGGCAAATAAATAATTGACAAGGAGAAAATTATGTGTAATAATCCAAACTGTAAATGCGATCCGTGCAACTGCAAAGACTG